GGCCGCGCGCGGCGGTCCACACGCGCGCGCGGCCGGTGGTCGGGTTGTCGTTACTTCGCGGCGCGCGTGCCGCCGTTGGTGCCGTCGGCGGCCAGCCCGGTCGGCGCGTACACGGCCGCGGTCGCATACGCGACCGATGCCGGAATCGCCCGGTTCCAGTTGATAAACCGCTCCGCACGCAAGCCGACCAGGTTGTTTTGCCACAACGACGTCATGACGACTGTCGCGTCGGCCGGCGACATGGGCGCCGTGTCCATTTGCACCGACGCTTCGCGCGACACGTCGATCGACACGCCGCCGTCGTCGGCATACAGGACCAGATTCGGCTGCAGCGCGATCACGAGCTGCGCGGCGACGTTGCTCGTGATGACGGTGATGCCGTCGATCGACCCGCCTTGCGACGACACGCCAGGAAACATGCGGTTCCCTTGCGGGTCGCGCACCATGCCCAGCGCGAAGCCGTTCGTTTCCGACATGATCAACGCGACGCCGCCAATGGGAATGTTCGCGGTCGTGAGCATCCCGATCAGCGTCGCGATGTCCTTGAGCGCGTTGTTGGTCGAAATGACGGTCGGCGCGCCGTTGGTGATGCTGGCCGGCGACACGTTCGCGACCGCGGCGATCGCCGGGTCAATGAACTGCTGGTCGAGGAACTGCGCGATCCCGGCAATCATGTCGGCGCGCACGATCGCTTCGGCCGACGGCGAGCTCACGCGCACGAGCTCTTCGGTGAGCACAATGATCCCGGCGGCTTTCGCGATCCCCAGGTTCGCGCTCGTAAACGCGAGCTTGCCCACCGGCTTGGGTTTCGCCTGGCCGACCCACTGGTACAGCCCACCGGCCGACTGGACCGGCACGGTCGTGTTGAACGGCACTTGTCGCAACCCTGGCACTTTGCCCAGGATCGTCGCCGGTCGGAGCAACCCCAGAAACTCGTTGGTCGCGTTGGTCATGACGGCGAGCGGCCCGGCCCAGGCGGGATCGGTCGTCGTGCCGGGCGCCGTCGCGGCCTTCAGGAACAGCTCGACTTCCGGCGTGTCTTTCCACTGCTTGGCGTACTCGACGGCAAGCAGCTTGTCGCCGTTGGCGCGCGCGATCGACATGGCCGCGCGGACAAAGACGGAGCCGGGCTGCTGCTGCGACTTGACCTGGACGACCGGAAACGATGCCGGCTTCGGCGTCGCCGGGACCGGCGTTGCCGCGGCGATGTTGAGTGTTTCGAGCTCGCGCCAGCGCTTGATGGTCGCGTCGAGCGCGCCGGCCGCGGTGGCGAGCTCGTCGTACTGCTTGGTCTGCTCGGCGTCGAGCGTCGTGCCGGCGTCGGCGGCCGTCTGCATGAGCTGCAGCATGGCCGCGGTTTTGGTCGCCCGGTTGGCTTCGGCGGCCGTGATTTGCTCGTTGATCGTCATGACTGGCACCGCGCGCGGGATGCGCTCGGCGACCGGGACACCGGTCAGGGTTTCGGCCGGGACACCGGCCAGGGATTTGACGAACCGCACGACGGCGTCGGGATTCGCCGGGATGGTCACTAAGCTCAATTCGACGACTTCGGTTTTGCGGAGATGCAGATTGCCGCCGGTGAGCTTTTCGACGCCGCCGGCCAGGATGCGATACCCGATCGACACGGTCGACACGAGCCCGGCTTTGAGACATTGCCAGGCCAGGTCGACGGCGTCTTTGAGCGGTCCCGGCGTGTCAATGGCCGGGATGCTCGCTTCGAACGCGATACCTTCGGCCGTCGCCGGGAACAGCGTCACGGTCCCGATCGGGATGTTTTTCTCGTGTTGCCAGAAGAGCGTGAGCGGATTGCGGAAGGTGACCCCAAACGGGTCGACCGAATGGCCCTGGCGATCGACCGTCGGCGTCGTCGCCAGGCCGCCAAAGATGCGCCGCTCGGCGTCGACCGATTTGCGCGCGACGCGGAGCTCGGCGACGGCAAACGGCAGCGTATCCGGCTCGACGAGCTCGACCATGTCGCGCAGTACTGCGCCACGGCACGGCCGAGCCGGTCAAGGGTTTATGACAATCAGCGCAAGCCGGTCACGCCGCTCGTATGCAACAAGTCGACGATCACGACGAGCAACACGCCCGGCCAGAGCGGCGCGCGGCCGATGCCGGCCAGGATGACGATCACGAGCGCGGCGATGAGCAAGAAGAGCTCGATGTTGACCATGGGTTAGATCTCCACAATGCGCACGCCGTACTCGGCTTCGACGTGCTTTTTTTTCCACCGATAGAGCGGCGTGCGGAACCCTTTGCAATCTTCAATGACGGTCGTGCCGTCTTTCGTCACGTACGCGAAGTCGGCCAGGTAGGCGCCGATCGCCACCGGCGGCTTATGCACGATCGACAACAAGTGCGCGTGCAGCTCGAAACGCGGCTGCAGGGTCAAATCGCGGATTTCGCCGGCGCGCTCAAGCATGCGGAGCTCGCCGTACCGGTTGGCTTCGCGCGTACTCGCGAACCGGATGCCGTCGACGACGACCGCGCGCGCGCCGTACTTGTGGCGTTTGTTCCGTTCGCGTGCGACAAACGCGAGTAACTCTTCGGCCGACATAACCGTGCCGCGCGGAATAGATGCCATGATTTGCGCGTCGAGCGCCGGTGTGGACTTTCTGTACATCATGGTGTTTTCTTCGGTTGCGCCTGGCGCAAGACGCGCCGAATCCAATCGGTCATTTTCATGCGCTCGGCGCGCGCTTGCGCGTACATCGCGTCGTACTGGCTCGTCGGCACGCGCACGCACAGGTTGATGCTCGACGCCGCCAGTTTTTTCTGCATGTCGTTGGCCATGGCTCGCCCTTTCAGACGTGAATTTGCGGCACCGACGGCGCGGCGATACGCAACGCGATCGACCAGGCGACGCAGAGCGCCATGATCGGATCGATGCGGCCGCGGGAGCGTTTCTTGATGGGAAACATGTTGTCTTTGCCGTCGCGTTGGACGACGGCGTTGCCGGCGGCCCATTCGAAGAGCGGGTCACGTTGCGTGTCGACCTGGCCGGCCAGCACCGCGGCTTCCAGCGCGCTCGCGCCGCTCGACATGCCTTTGTAGGTTTGCGCGACTTCGACGACCTGGTCGATCGCAAAGCCGTCGAGTTGCGTGAGCTGCACAATGAGCTGGTCGGCGTGCCAGGGGTCGAAGCCGATGGCGCGGATGTCGACGACCGTGCGGAGCTCGGCGAGCGCGTCGCGGATGACTTGATGGTCGATGCGCGTGCCTGGGGTCGTGCGCAAATACCCGTCGTCGCGCCATTGCAGATACGGCGCCCGGTCCCGATGCGCCCGGTCGGCGAGCGTGTCGGCCGGCGTCCAGACGTACCGCACGACGCGCCAGGGCTCGTCGGCCACCGGCGGAAAGAGCGCCACGAGCGCCGTTAAATCGAGCTTGGCCGACAAGTCGACGCCGACCAGACACGGCCGGCCGGCGAGCGCGGCGAGCGACCAGGCGCCCGGCGCCGACTGGCCGCGGCGCCAACCGTCCAGGTCCAGCCACGGTTGCGAGACATTGACCCACAGGTTGAGATGCTTTTGCTGGTACGTCGCTTTGGCCGCCGGCATGCCGCGCGCCTTGACGACCTTCGCCGCCAGGTCGGCCGGGTTGACCGACACGCCGAAATTGGGGTTGGCCTTGCGCGCCGTGTCGGCCGACGTCCAGTCGTCGTCGACGTCGGCGTGCGCGATAAACGCGAAGTACGACTCGTCGACGAGCGACCCGTCGAGCACCGCGCACGCGTATTTATGCTCGTCGCCGCACGCTGAGTTGAGATCGTCGCCGGCCGTCGTGATCTTGTAAATGATGGGTTGCGCGCGCGCGCCGGTCGCCGTTTCGAGCACGTCGATCATGGCGCGTGACTTGTACTTGTGGATTTCGTCGAGCGACACGAAATGCGGGTTGAGCCCGTCGAGCGAATCTTCGTCGGCGCCGAGCGGCTCCAGTTTCGACGCCGTCGATCGACGCGACAGGTTCGATTTGAGAATCGTGATCCGGTCGCGCAATTGCGACCGCTGCACGAGTTGCTTGCAGTCGTCAAAGACGATCCGCGCCTGGTCCTTTTTCGTCGCCGCACAGTACCCTTCGGCGCCGGCTTCGTTGTCAAAAAAGGTCGCATACACGCCGACGACCGCGGTTTCGAGGGACTTGCCTTGCTTGCGCGGGAGCTCGTTGTAGCAATTGCGAAACCGTCGCACGCCGGTGTCGGTATGAATCCAGCCAAAGAGCGACCCGAGCCGGAAGATTTGATGCGGCTCCCACCGGATACGCTGGCCGGCCCAATCGCCCTTGTAGTGTGTGAGCTCCTGGCCGAATGACAGAAAGCGATTGGCGCGCGCCAGGTCGAGCCGAAACGGAAACGCCGCGGTCGCTTCGCGCGCCCGGTCGCGTTGGTGCCGCGCGCACGCGAGCCGATGGTACGTACCCGCCGGGACACGGCCGGCGACGACGGCGTCGGCGTACTCGTCCATGGGATGCTTACTGCTTCCACCGTTCGAAGATGGCCGGCCCATTGTCGTCGTCGTATTTGGCAAACGGGTCGGCCGGCTGGTCGCTCGCCGTCGTCGACACGCGCGACCGCGCGCTCGGGGTCATGCCAAACTCGACCAGCCAGGCGCGGAGCTGCACGAGCGCGCGGTTGGCGACCGTGACATAGGGCGACAGGACCGGTCCCCCGTTTTGCCCCTTCAGGACCATCCCGCGTTTCTTGATTTCGGCTTCGGCTTCGCGCCACCGCGCAAAGGTCTGGCAGTACGCCGCCAATGCGTCGCGATCGATCGTCGTCAGCAAGCCGAGCCGGGACAATTCCGGCGCCAGGCGCCGCCATTCGGTCGCCGCGGCGCCGGTGA